AGTATAGTAGGGTCTGATTTTATTATTCTGGCGGTGGCGGTATTAAATCAGGATAACGAGTTATTAGGAGCGTTGAGTTTCAGTAGTTTATTGAACGGGATGGTGCAGATGACGCTTGACTTAAGTGTTGAGCGGTTGCAAACGCGATATAAGAAGTTGAGTAAACTTATATTAATGGTCAGTCAGACTGAGGAAATCAGGACTTTATTGCAGAATTCTACTGGCACTTTGATTGAATATTTACAGACCACAGTCTTTACTGATAGGGCGGTGAGTATGAAATATCGAGGTGTTTATGACTTATACAGGAAAGACGAGGGTAAGCTGATTTATCGCAGTCTTGCTGGAAAGTATAAGCTGAATGAAGTGGTAGGGATATGGAAGGAAAAGTATGAGAGTGCATAATGAGATAGTTTCGCTGGACAAGCTTGAGTTATTAAAGCGTAATGCCCGATATATGGAGGACGCTACTTATCGGCGTTTAGTTGCGAATATCAGAAAAGACGGGTGTTTAAGTTCGGTTCCTTTTTGTGTCAAGCAGGATGATGGTACATTCAAGGTCATATCTGGCAATCATCGCGTTCAAGCGGCGAGAGATGCTGGTTTGACTGAGGTTCTTATTCTATATACAGACGAGAAAATGACATCGGCAGAGATGCTATCGCGCCAATTAAGCCATAATGCGATAGAGGGAAAAGATGATCCTTTGATGCTGCGTGAGATTTATGAGGAAATCAATGATGTGGATTGGAAGGAATACACAGGCTTAAATGATGACCAGATTAGGGAGTTGGAGAAGCTGGTGCAGATGACTATTAATCCGGTAGGAATGGCATACTCTATTATCTCTATGTTGTTTGTTCAGAGTGAGGCAGAGCATTTGGACGAGGTTTTTCAGGCTATCCAAAAGGACTTAGCAGGAAAAGATGATGCAGTTTATTTGAATAGGTTAGAGGATTATAACCGTTTATTGCTTGCGATGGAGGAAGTCAAGGGTGCATATGGGATAAGGAATAACGCGGTTGCGCTTATGTTGGTGCTTGATGTATATGAGAGCCATAAGGATGATGTATTGAGAGACGCTTTTGAGGAGAGGAAGGAGAACGAGTGGATTAATCTCAGTCTCATTACTGGTTCTAATCAGGTCCCAATTGAGTCCGCTAAGGTCATTCAGAGAGCTATAGAAACAATGCTATCGCGGAAAGAGGTAAGGGCAACTAATAAATGGCAAGCCTTAGAGTATATGGCGGCTGAATATCTTGGGCAGTAGGACGGTATAAAAATGGCAGAAAATATTAGTGGTACGCGCAGACCAAGACGGAAAAAGTTAACCTATAGCGCAGTCTCAATGATGATAAAGGATAAAAGAGGGAATCTCACATCCATATCTCGCGCTACAGGGTGGAGCAGAAGCCATGTCAGGCGGTTCATTGATGCCGACCCGCGATTGGTAGAGCAGCTGGAAGAAGAGCGCGAAGCTATGACAGATAACGTGGTTGCAGAGTTTTACCGAACCTGCATAGACCCGCAGGCAGATGGGCATGTAACCGCGATGATATTTTACCTAAAGACTAAAGCGGGCTGGCGTGAGACGAATAACATAGATATGAATTTGAACCCGCAGGTGCATGTTTACATTCCTGACAATTCCCGGCAAGATGGAGAGAGTCAAGAAGGATTACAGGAGAAAGGGGGTGATCTATGAGTGAGAAAATTGAGATACGTCCTCAGCCAAAACAGGCGCAGTTCCTGTCAAGCCCTGCAGATATTGTTATCGGGGGCGGAGCGGCTGGGGGCGGCTGACTGGTAAAACCTATGCGCTTTTATTAGAGCCTTTGCGACACATAGACAAGAAGGGATTTAATGCGGTATTTCTCAGGCGTACATATCCTGAGATTACAAAGCCCGGAGGTATTTGGGAGGAAGCAAATAAACTATATCCGCAATTAGGTGGTGTCTCAAATATCAGCCTTATGCGCTGGAGGGTAGGCGAAGCGGATATCAGTTTTGGCAGTATCATGAATGACATGGTGCTGGAGAATTGGAAAAGCACGCAAGCAGAGTTAATACTTTGGGATCAGTTGGAAACGTTTACAGAGAAAATGTTTTTTTACATGGGTTCCAGAAATAGAGGTACGAGCGGAGTAAAGTCTTATATGAGAGCGACAGCCAACCCTATGCCCGGATGGCTGGCGCAATTTATTGATTGGTGGATAGCTGATGATGGATACGCCAATATGGATAGGGTAGGAGTGCTGAGGGCGTTTTACAGGTATGACGAGGTTGTTTATTGGGCAGACAGTAAAGAGGAGCTGATAAATAAGTTTGGGGAAAAGGCAAAGCCTAAAACTGTTACTTACATTCCGTTTACTGTGTACGATAATCCGATATTACTTCAAAAAGATCCCGGATATATTGCAAACCTGCAGGCGATGAGCACGGTGGACAGGCTGCGTTTATTAGGAGATCCGATTAGAGGCGGTAATTGGAAAGTGAAGCCGTCCGCTGGCAAGGTTTTCAATAGAGATTGGTTTGAGATAATAGATTTTCCTCCTATGTCCGGACTAAGAGTAAGGTACTTTGACATGGCAGGAACAGAGGTCAATAAAAAGAATAAAGACCCTGACTATACCTGTGGAATAGAAATGGTGTATGACGGGGTGTTTTATTATGTTACGGATATGTTTTTAGACAGGTTATCACCTGCAGAGACGGACAGAACAATTGACAGCATTATCATCAGGGATATGACAAGATCCGACATATCCGGCAGGTACTTAGCGCGATGGGAGATAGAACCCGGAAGTAGTGCAAAGAGAGATAGCGTAGCAAGGACACAACGCCTTGCAGGTATTGACGCAAAGGGTGTGAATAAATCACAGAGCAAGTTGTTAGCGTGGAAGCCTTTAGCTGCAACAGCTGAGAGCGGTTTGGTTAAGTTGGTAAAAGGTTCGTGGAATGATAGTTTCCTGTATAATATGCATGGTGTTCCTGACTTAGACCATGATGATGTGGCAGATGCAGCGGCAGGAGCGTTCTCAGAACTTGTAAAGGAAAGTAAAACAAGTTTGGTTGCAGAGCAGAGGAGATACATATGAGTGCCGACTTAGAATTAGCTTATGACGGAATATTAAAACAGGCATATAATGCCAAGAAGTTGATGGCGTATTACAATGGCGACCAGCCGCTTATGTATTCTCATGAGCGGTTGCGTCAGGTGTTTGAAAGGTCAAACGTAAATTTTGTGCAGAACTGGTGCGCTGTGGTGATAGATACTTCCACAGACAGGTTGGTGTTCAAAGGATACGATAGTCCGAAAGATGAGGATGACATTCTGAAAGCGTTTTACGTGAATGAAAGGTTGCCGACAATTTCACGCAGAGTGCATAAGGACGCTGTTATAACTGGTGATGGTTATGTCATGGTGGATTATCTGGATGGTGAAATAAAGGCATACTACAATTCACCTCAGCAGGTTGTTGTATTCTATGATGATAATGATGCAGAGACCAAGAGGTTGGGCGCAAAGTATTATTTTGACAAAGAGAACAACGAGGCGCATTTAAATCTCTATTATCCGGACAGGATAGAGAAATATATCCGCAAGGGCGTGGTAAGCACATCGTCCGGTTTTATATTAGAGGAGGAGATGGCGAATGTATTCAATCAAGTGCCGATTGTTCATTTCAGAGTACCAAGCGAACTGACTAACGTGGTTCCGCTGCAGGATGCGATCAACAAGACTTTTAGCGACATGATGGTGGTATCTGAGTTTGCGGCATTCCCTCAACGCTGGATGATTACGAATGCAGATATATCCTCATTGATTGCCAGCCCTCAGTCTATTATGCGGATACCGAAGGGAATGAGTGATGAGGAGGGTACGTCTGTTGGTGAGTTTGGGACTGCCAATTTGGGAATGTATCTGGATACGATTGACAAGCTGACGAATACAATAGCGGTCATATCTCGCACGCCCAAGCATTATTTTCTGAATACAGGGTCAAACATCTCAGGAGAAGCCCTGAATGTTATGGAAACGCCTTTGGTGAAAAAAGTCATTCAACTGCAAGAGGCGTTTTCGGAGAGTTGGATTGAGCTTGCCAAGTTTGTCAGTCCGGCAGAGGATACGGTTTGCGTATGGGAGAGACCGGAGACGGAGCAAATTATCACTCAAACCAACGCGATGAAAGCCTTTGTGGATATGGGCGTGCCTCTTATCACAGTATTGCGCAAGTTTGGATGGGCTGATGATGAGATAGAACAGATGCTGAGTGATATGCAGGAGGAGAAGGCGCGAAATGCGGATATGGCGCAGTCCGCGCTTGCGCTTGCAGCCTTACGGCTTCAGCAAAGCAACGAGCCTTATTTAGAGGAGAGCAATACGCAGACACAGGTTGAGATGGGCGAAGGAGCATAGGCTAAATGCCAAGAGGATATTACAGGATACCTGAGGTTGTTCAAATAGCGAACAGATTCCGCAGGCAATTGGATGAGCGGGATGATGCCATTACATGGGCAATGGCGAATAAATGGCTGTTATTATCCTCAGACCTTGATGATTATGTGGAGAGGATTTCGAGGGAAATCTCCAGATTATCCGGTCCTGTTACTGAAGCGTGGTTGAATGAGCTCAATTACTATAAGCAGTTGCAGGAACAGGCGCATAATGCCACATCACAGTATGTGTCATGGGCTGAAAGTTATACTAATAAGCAGATGATGCAGGCAGTTAAGGTGAGCAGTTCGCAGGCATCCTATTGGTTGGAAATGCAAGGTGGGCAGGCATTAGGTTACTTTGGCGGTTTACCTCAACCCCAAATAGAAGCTATTTACGCATTAGTGCATGAGAAAAGCCCGCTAAAAGAGCTATTTAACAGTATCACTCAGGAAAGTTGGAGTGGAGAA